TCATATCGCTGCTGTTATCGCCACCAAGCTGCCCTGGGATAAGCTGAGAGACTATCCTGGCAGGAACTCTGTGATAAGCGAGGATGCCTTCCCTGAGGTCTTTCTTAAGTCCCAGGAAGCCACCTTCCCGGTCTTGCTGTCTGAGTGGTTCAAGGCGTATCTTCACGTCCCGGCTCTCACTCTCGATCAAGACAGTAGAGTGGCTCTTACCATTGCCTTTTACCTCGGTTAAGGCTTTCTCTATCTCGGTATAGGCATCGGTCAGCACTTCATTGCCCTGCTCATCGGTGACTGTGCCATCACGTAGAGTACCGCCTTCTACGATCACGAAATAGTCTATCATGAGACCGTTCTTGAAGTTGTTGTAGTCAAAGGTCTTGATCTCAGAGAGTATCTCGACATTGATAGCTATGGGCAGGCAGGCTAAGCCCCAGGCGTTTGACCTGTGGGTAGACTTCTTCACGTGGATGATGTCCTCGTAAGCGAAGTCCTTCTTCTGGTTGTTCTTCACTTGGATGTAGTTGGGCTTGAAGAAGCCGAACTCGTCATAGTTCTCTACGATCTGAACTTCACTGGGCAGCATGCGCTCCAGTCCCATCCACTGGCCTTGGGCATTCCGCATCTTGATCAGGAAGCCGTTTCCACAGGCCAGATAGAACTTCATCAGCTCTGCCAGGATGGTTGTCTGATCTTCACAGGCAGGGAACTCGGCATCAACCATCCAGGCTTTGACCTGGCTGTTCTTGCAGTCGAACTGCATGATGGTTGCCATCGTCAGGGCATCGATGCAGCCGGAATGGTACTCATCGGTATCCAGGAGATTAAGCAGATTGCTCATCGAGTAGGGTTGTGAGACCACTTTCTTGGTCTCGGCAGCTTTGGATATCAACTGCTTGCCAATTCTGCTCGGCTTGGATAGATCAACAGGCTCAGGTTTGTACTTGGTTTCCAAGAGATCACTTGCAGAACTGATCGCCAGGTTATGCGCACCTATTCGCATCACTCTCATGAGCCCGCTCCAGTGCCGCTTTTCAGCAGATCGATCTTGGCTATCCTGACCAGTCTGGTGCCATCGATGCGGCTGGTATAGTATTCAACACTGGGCAAATCCCGGTTCATCAGTTTCAGGTAGAAAGAGCGGAACTTCTCTTTGAGTTGGTACAAGTCGGAATCCGGGTCAGATAAGTTCTGAGCATTGACGATCAGGAAAACCGTCCAGGCGATATCCGTATCCACATACTGCCGGGAGGTGCCATGCTTGCCTATCTCGGAATCGAGGATCAGGATGGCGCAAGGCAGGTTCTTAGGGATGTTGTCCTTGTTGTAGAGGGTCTCGGCCACTCCTGCCAGCTTCAAAGCTTCTGAGATGCGGCTGCGTTCGGCTTGGTATTTCTCAAGTGCGGTCATAGGCTCACCTTGATATCGTTCAACTGCTGATAGATCCACTGCTCTCTGTTAGCTATGACTGAAGCAAACACATTACGAGCGGCGATACCTTCCCGCTTGATCTTGCCCCGGATGAGATAGGCGATCTCGGCTACGGTCAGAGCTTTACCTGTCTCTTTATCTGTCCAAGACAGGTGCTTGCGTTCGACCCAGGCGATGAGGGGAGCGATCGGAGTCCAGGAAGGCACTTTGCCACCCAAAACGAAAAGCTCGTGTTTGACATTGGAGCCTACTCTCAGGATCATGGCATCAGGACTTGTCTCAAGTAAGTAGCCTGTATTGCCATAGAAGTCGCCTTTATCGTAAATCTGTTGTGCCAGTATCTCTTTACGGGACTCGGCATCGATCACAGAGCCAATCAAATGCAGTCGGCTCTCCAAGGCAGCATAGATAGCCCGGTAAACTTCTATCATGATCTCATCGAGTGAGGAGTTCTGCTCTGGCATTTGCACTCCAGCAGTTTATCGCAAAAACAAGAAAATCTGCGTAAATCCATTCGATCTGCGTCATCTGCGTTCTATTCATTTCAGATCACTCCCACCCGGATCACTCTTGGGGGCCTGGGCTTCAGCTCATCCAATCTCTGCATCCCAGTAGGATTCAGATAGTCACGAAGCCCGGTCAGTGCTCTTAGCTCAAGGTTAGCTTTGAAGGCGTCTATTTCGCTCCCTGTGAGCAGTTCGGTGGCAGATTGGTCTAATCCTACGGTCTTGACTATTCCCTCGCCCAGGGTCTTCAAATTGAGAAACTCGGCAGTGGAGTGCAGCATCAGAAAACAGAACCCAAAACGAAAAGAAATCAGGAACGGCTCCTCTTCCGGCAGGTCATCGTGAGTTGCATGATCATAGTGTTCCTGCAGAACCAGTGAGTGGATCATCTCAAGAACCAGGCCCTGATGCTCCTTGAAGATGCCATTGTTGGACATCTCCTTCGGCAGGTTAAGAATTGCGAGCATGGCGTCCGTCTCTACTGGGATCGGTATCACTTACCTTTCCTCATCAGCTCAGATAGCTCAATCGCTCGGCGACCGACCTGCTTTGCCCACTTGGAGGCAAGCATCCCATTGGCAGCCCGTTCCCAATCTCCAGCCTTCACAAAAGCCAGAGTGTTCTTGAAACCAAGCAGTCCATTGATACCGAGGTTGAAGCACATGTTCAGCAGCACCGACTTCCGCACTTCATCAAGACCATTGTAGATATCGGGAATCCTTGCCTGAAGCTGCTTCTCGCAGATCATGATGTCATTGATCAGCATGATGTAGGCTTCTGACTCGGTTATCCCACAATCATCGAGATTGCGGCCAATCCCAATCGTCAGCTTACCTGCCGTACAGCGGTAAGGTTTCAGCCGCAGACCTTCATGTCTGACAAGCTGTGCTTTGATTCTATCCATCAGTTTCGCTTCCATTTATGTTCCTTGGTTGTACTGGATCATCGATCCGGAGCAAGAAAAGCTCTTCCCTGTATTATCACAAATAAGGAAGTATAAGGATGCGACAGATTTTAGGGTTGACAAAAATACACTGTGCATCTGAGTGTGAAAATACAAATCTGGCTGTGAGGCATTAATGAAACAGATTATTGAAGATATCCGTAGATTACTGAAAGACGGTACATTTAAAGACGAACAGCATGTTCGCTTTTCCCTTGTGGGTAGGATATGTCAGGCTCTGGGATGGAACATCTGGAATCCAGCAGAATTCTATACAGAGTACAATGTAAAGAAGTACCCGCCCCAGGAGATAAACTCCGACCTTCGGGGCCGAGTGGATGTGGCTTTGATTCTGAGTGAAAAACGTAATGATCTTGCTGAAGTATTTATAGAAGTTAAAACACCAGGCAAACTACAATCCGAACTTGCTGCAGGAGAAACTCAACTGCAAAAATACAACTTTTGGGATAAATCTGCGATCAGTGTCTTGACTGATGGGATAGTGTGGCGATTCTACCTTCCTTCCATTGGTGGGTCTTTTGATGGGACTTTATTCAATGAAATCAATATGCTAAAAGACGATCCCACAGCAATAGCGACGGTATTTGAACGCATCCTGAAAAGAGAGAATTTCCGAAAAAAAGCACTGCAAACGGCAGAAGATATGCATGAAGAACTGCGCAAGATCAATCTCCTAGATAATGTTAAAACTGAAGCTGAGCAAATCGCAACCAAAACAGGGATGTCCGCTTATTTAATCGCTAAACAGCTCTTGTTAACCAAGCATAAAGAGGATTTTGAGATAACAGAAATCGAAACTCTTTGGCATAAATCAGTTCCCGGAGCAGAAGAAAACGGGGATAGCGGTTCTGCTATCACACACGATAATTATGACCTTGATCATGATTATAGGTTCAAAAAACTTAAAAGAGCTTATGTAATTGATCAATGGTATCCAGTTACCGCTTGGTGGCAGCTAAAGAAAACGCTATACTTGAACCTCCAAAGTAAGCTAATTGGGTTAACCATAGGCAAAGGCGCAGGCATATCCCAAGATAAGACAATCTATGCGAACCCGATTACATTGGCAGATGGTTACTACTGCGAGGGACACGGAAGCTCATCTTCAATTCTGGGTCATTGCAGAACCGTTCTAAAAGCCTTGAATATGGATTATAAGTCTTCAATAAGAATTGAAATTCAAACTCAAACGGAGGAGTCTTGAGCCAATCTCATTCACAAATTGCGGCTTTCATTTGGAGCATCTGCAACCTCCTGCGCGGACCTTACAAACGCAACGAATACCGAAAAGTGATTCTGCCCTTCACTGTGCTCAGGCGCTTTGACTGCATCCTGGCACCAACGAAAGACAAGGTACTGGCAGAGCTTCCGCTTCTCTACAGCAAGTCGGATAACATAGTTACAGAGAGCCTGATCAGGATTACAGGTGTTCCTTTTTACAACAAGTCTCAGATGGATATGAAGAAGCTGCTGGATGACACAGACAATATCGCCATCAACCTTCAATCCTATATCAACGACTTCTCTCCCAATGTGCAGAAGATCATCGAGTACTTTGCATTCTCGGAGCAAATCGCCCGGCTGCAAGATGCCAACTTGCTTTATCTGGTGCTGCAACGCTTCGTAACTGATGAACTCGATCTCAGCCCTCAAGCAGTGGACAATATGCAGATGGGCCTTGTTTTTGAGGAACTGATCCGCATCGGGGCAGAACAATCCAATGAGGAAGCCGGAGAGCATTTCACACCCCGCGAAGTTATCAAGCTGATGGTGAACCTCCTCCTCAGTCCGGAAGCCGACCTTGCCAAAAGCCATGTGGTGAAGACCATCTTCGATCCCGCTTGCGGAACCGGGGGCATGCTCACCGCTGCTGAGACCTATATCAAAGAGCTGAACCGTGATGCCAAACCTCACATTTTTGGACAGGACTGGAACAAAGAATCCTACGCCGTCTGCTGTTCCGATATGCTGATCAAAGGTGAAAATGCGATTGTCCATTATGGCTGCTCTTTCGAGCAGGACGGCTTCGCTTCAAACAAATTCGACTATATGCTTGCCAATCCTCCTTTTGGGGTGGAATGGAAAAAGCAGCAAAAAACAATCACCGATGAGCATGAAAAGCTTGGCTTCAATGGCCGCTTCGGAGCAGGCTTGCCTCGCATTAACGATGGCTCACTGCTCTTCCTGCAACACATGATCTCCAAAATGAGGCCAGTTGAAGAAGGAGGCAGTAGGATTGCCATTGTCTTCAATGGCTCCCCGCTCTTTACCGGAGATGCGGGCAGTGGCGAAAGCAATATCCGCAAGTGGATCATCGAAAATGACTGGCTGGAAGCCATCATAGCCATGCCGGATCAGCTATTTTACAATACCGGGATCAGCACCTATATCTGGATCATCACTAATAAAAAAGAACAGCACCGCAAAGGCAAAATCCAGCTTATCGACGCTCGCAAGTTCTATCATAAAATGCGCAAGAGCCTGGGCAATAAACGCAATGTCATCGGCGATGGGGACGATAACCGCTTTGACCACATCAGCCTGATCACCCGGATTCACAGCGATTTTGTTCAAAACCAAGAGCTGGAATTCGAGAGTAATGGTGAGCTAAAAACAGCCATCGTCAGCAAGATCTTTGATAATACGGACTTCGGCTACCGGAAGATCACCGTGGAGCGTCCCCTGCGCCTGAACTTCCAAGCCTCAGCGGAGCGCATTGCCCGGCTGGATGGCATCACAGCCTTTGCCAAGCTGGCAGAAAGCAAGAAGAAGGACTTCATCGAAAAAAAAAGGGAAATAGAGGCTGGTAAAGCTCTGCAACAAAGGATAAAAAACGCCCTGGATAGCATGGATCCCAGTGTTATCTATAAGAACCGGGAGCAGTTCCAGAAAGCGCTTAAGCAGGCACTATCTCAAGCTAAGCTCAGCCTGGGCGCTTCGGAACTCAAAGCTATCCTGGAAGCACTCTCCGAACGCGATGAAAACGCGGATATCTGCACCGACTCCAAAGGTAGGCCGGAGGCTGATACCGACTTAAGGGATACTGAGAACGTACCCCTCAAGGAAGACATCGAGACCTACTTCACAAGGGAAGTGTTGCCCCATGTTCCCGACGCCTGGATTGACTACTCCAAGACTAAGATCGGCTATGAAATCCCGTTTAACCGCCATTTTTATGTGTATCAGCCGCCAAGGGGATTGGAAGTTATAGAAGCAGAACTTTTCAACATAGAGAAAGAGATTGAAGCTTTACTACTGGATTCAAATGTATGATTGAGCATAGTTCAATTAAGCTATCCAAGGAGATAATAGCCTTAAGCAATTCAACTACTTGGGAATCAGCTATGAAAGAATGGGTGTTGAGTGAAGTATATTCAGATAGGATATTTGCAGCAATTAAACGAATATCAAAAGATAATGCCAAATCCTGGAATATAGAAGCTATAGAATATATGAATGAACGTGGATGGCTTACGGAATGGGAGTATGGGTTTTGCATAAACACAATGAAGAAAAGAGTGCTATCAGAAAGACAGTTGAAATCCAGGGTAGATATAAATCAAAAACTTCTAAGGAAACCGAAAAATCAATTATCTCATAGAGGCACTAGTGATTAAATATAAGAGCTACGAAGATTATAAGGAAACTGGAATCACTTGGTTGACAATGGTGCCAAAACATTGGGAGATTTTAAGAACAGATTCTGTGACAGTCTATATCAGAAACCAGATAAATCCTGATGAAATCAAATCAGAGTTTGTTTTTCATTATTCTATCCCCGCTGTTCAAGAAACTGGAACTGGACAATATGATCTTACTGAAGAGGTCGGAAGTGCAAAGCAGCTTATCACTAAAAAGTCAGTACTAATCTCAAAACTGAACCCTCGTAAGGCTACAATCTGTATTGCAGAGCCGAAGGATGAGATCACCATCTGTTCATCCGAATTCATTGCAATGGAAGCAAAAAAATGTGATCTTAAATATCTGTTTTATCTCATGAACAGCGAGATGAACAGACAACGGCTTGATGCCAAGGTGCAGTCAGTTACACGAAGCCATCAGAGAGTTTATCCATCAGATATCTACAGATTCTGGACAGCTCTTCCATCGACCACGGAACAACAAGCAATCGCTTCCTTTCTCGACAGGGAGACGGCTCGGATAGATGCTTTGATCCAGAAGAAAGAGCGGATGATAGAACTGCTGAAAGAAAAACGCATCGCCCTCATCACCCAAGCCGTTACCAAAGGACTGGACCCCAATGTATCATCGAAGGACTCCGGGATAGAGTGGCTGGGCGAGGTGCCGGAGCATTGGGAGATTGCCAAGGTTGGCAATGGGTTCTCGATACAGCTTGGTAAAATGCTACAGCCTGAACAAGATAAAGAAACTGACGTGCTGGTCCCTTACCTCAAAGCTATCAGTGTGCAATGGGACAAAGTATCTGTCAATGAAGAAACCCAAATGTGGGCCTCCCCTGATGAAATTGAAAAATATGGAGTTAGGAAGGGAGATCTATTAGTTTGCGAGGGTGGTGAAGTGGGCAGAGCTTCAATGCTGACTGATGACATAGGCATGGTTATCATCCAGAATGCACTACATAGAGTCAGAAGTAAAACAAACAGCACTGTGTTTTTGAAGTATTTACTGCAAGTGGCTGCCAATCAGTTATGGTTCGATATACTATGCAATAAAGCCACTATATCTCACTTCACAAGGGACAAGTTCTCTGAGCTGATGATCCCATATCCTCCTCTTATGGAGCAAAATGCAATTGTCCAGCACTTAACTGATAAACTACGAGATACACAGTTATTGCTCGATAGAATAACAGACTCCATCACCCTCCTCCGCGAATACCGCGCTTCCCTGATCCACCATGCCGTAACAGGAAAAATAGATTTGCGAGATTATGATGTCCAAGCACAATGAACAAGCCTTTGAAGCCTATATTGAGTCCGTCATGCAAGATGGATGGACAAGCGTAGCCAATACAGCCTTTGACGTAGGCAATGCCCTCTTTGCGGAGCAAACTATAGACTTTATTAAGCAGAGTCAGCCCACCCTCTGGGCAGAACTGGCCAAGCTGAACGGCAATCTCCTGCCCGGGCAAATCATCAAAGCCCTGGTCAAGGAGCGCAATCTGAAGGGCACACTGCATATCCTGCGGCATGGCTTCAAGTTTCAGGGCAAGACCCTAAAGCTGGCCTATTTCCGTCCAGCTCACAGTCTCAGCAAGGAAGCGGAAGCTCTTTACCAGTGCAACACTTTTCAGGTTTGCCGCCAGGTCTTTTATCACCCCGATAAGCAAGAATCCATAGACATGGTATTGGCAATAAATGGCATCCCGGTTGCTACCCTCGAGCTCAAAAATCCCGGCACCGGGCAGAATGTAAAGCATGCCATAAAGCAATACCAGAATGACAGAGACCCTTCTGCACCCCTTTTGAGCTTCAAAACGGGGGCACTGGTACACTTTGCTGTGGATACCGATGAAGTATATATGACTACTCACTTGATGAAGCAGAAGACATCCTTTTTGCCCTTCAACCGGGGCAGTAACCCTCAAAGTGTGGATTGCGGTAAAGGGAATCCAATCCATCCTTCTGGGCACAGAACCGCTTATCTCTGGGAAGATGTGCTTCAGCCGGACAGCTTGCTGGAGATTGTGGGCAGCTTTATCTTTATCGAGAATGCGGGCAAGAAGGACGAACATATCATCTTTCCTCGCTACCATCAGTTAGACTCCGTACGCCGGCTCTTGGCGCAGGTTAAAAGCGATCAGACGGGCAAGAACTACCTGATCCAGCACAGCGCTGGAAGTGGTAAGACCAATAGCATATCTTGGCTGGCGCACCGCCTAGCAAACCTGCACACTGATCAAGACAAATTGATTTTTGACTGTGTGATCGTGATCACGGATAGGGTAGTGCTGGATAGGCAATTACAGGATGCCATTTACCAGATAGAGCATGCCATGGGCGTGGTTGCCCCCATTAAAGAAGGTAGCCAACAGCTTGCCAATGCCTTGGTGGACGGTACCAAGATCGTGATCACTACCCTGCAAAAGTTTCCCTTTATCTTGAGAGGACTTTTGCGGATAGCTGGAGCCAAGGACACTGACATGCCGGATGAAGCGGCTCTACTTAAATCCAAAGCATGGCAAAAGAAGATAGCGGGCAGGAAGTATGCCATCATAGTGGATGAGGCGCACAGCAGCCAAACCGGGGAGGCAGCACGGGACATGAAACAGATATTAGGTGATAAAGCAGTAAGAACTGAAGATGTTGAGGATTGGCAGGATGAACTGAACCTGGTGATGGAGTCCAGAGGACAACAACCCAATCTCAGCTTCTTTGCCTTCACAGCCACGCCCAAGGGCAAGACACTGGAACTCTTTGGCACCCACGGCAAGGCCTTCCACAATTACAGCATGCGCCAAGCTATTGAAGAGGGATTTATTCTTGACGTGCTGCAGCGTTACACCACCTACAGCACCTATTTCAAAATGATCAAAAAGACTGCGGATGATCCCAGTATGCCGGCCAAAAAGGCAGCCAAAAAACTATGCAAGTTCATGCGCTTGCATCCCCGCAATGTGAGCCAGAAGACAGAGATCATCATTGAGCATTTCCGCAGTTGTATAATGCCCCTGATCGGAAGAAAAGCCAAGGCAATGGTTGTTACGGACAGCCGTTTACAAGCCGTGCGTTATATGCTGGCTTTTCAGAAATACATAGGGGAAAATCATTATACCGATGTGCATCCTTTGGTGGCATTTAGCGGAACTGTGATCGATCCTGAAACTGAGTTGGAATACACTGAGCCAGGGATGAATATCGACTATAAGAATGGCAGACATATTTCTGAAACGCAGCTAAAAGACCGCTTTGGCAGTGAGGACTATCAGATCCTATTGGTGGCGAATAAATACCAGACTGGGTACGATCAACCCCAACTCTGTGCCATGTATGTGGATAAGCGTTTGGATGGAGTGCAGGCAGTGCAGACCTTATCACGTTTAAACAGGATCTATCCTGGCAAAGAAGCACCCTTTGTGCTGGATTTTGTAAATAAAGCTGAGGATATCCTGGCAGCCTTTAAGCCCTATTATACGGTGACAGAACTGGAATCAGAATCCGATCCTACGCATCTAGAAGAGATTAAGCACGAGCTGAACCAGATGCAGATTTACGATTGGAAGGAAGTGGAGGACTTTGCAAAGATATTCTACAAACCTTTGGGCGAACAAAAACGAGGAGATCACGCTGCTCTTCAGAAGCATCTCCAGAGTGCCGTGGAGCGCTACAAACAGCTTGAGAGTGATGAGGACAGGGATAAGTTCCATGACAAGCTTAAGGCTTATGTGCGGCTTTATGCCTTTGTTACTCAACTAATCAATTACACTGATCAAGAGCAGGAAATGCTCTATAGCTTTGGCAGGTTTCTGTTGCCGCACATCCACCCCAGTGACAGCCGGGATGCTTATCCGGAAAAAGATGTGGAACTACAGTATTATCGCTTGCAGAAGGTGATGGAAGGCTCTATCGACCTTTCCGAGGGCGAGGAAGTCAAGGTCAAATCCCCCACTGATACAGGCACTCGTAAAGCTAAGGAAGAGGATAAACCCTTATCCGAGATAATCGAAACCTTGAACGAACGCTTTGGCACGGATTTTAGCGAAGCAGACCGGCTTTTCTTTGAACAAATCAAAGAGACAGCCTTGCAGGATGAAAGCGTGCTCAAGACCGCAGCAGCCAATCCTCTGGATAAGTTTGAACTGGGTATTGAGCAGATCATCAAAGACCTGATGATGAACCGGCTGAAGGAGAACGATAAAATCGTAAGCCGGTATATGGATGATGAGAAGTTTCAGAAGGTGATTTTTAATCTGTTATCAAAAGAACTTTTTAATGATATTAACGGGGATTATAATGCTAAAAGATAACAAGCATATAATCTTATTGACATTTTACTTGTTTAGAAAGATTAAGTTCTGATGCATAGAATTGTTGTTATTGGTTTCTACAAAGTTGACCTCATGCATGAGATATCTAGGCATATTTTGTTATATGAGATAGTAAAAAATAAGTAGTTTAGTTAGTTAATAGTAGGAAATGAAATGCCACGAGAGTACGCTCAGATTACTCCATCCGTTATTAGATGGGCGCGTGAGAAAGCAAAGTTAACCATCGATCAGGCTGCCGAAAAACTAGGTAGAACTCCAACTGATATTCAAAAATGGGAGAACGGAGAAGCTCTACCCACATTAGCGCAAGCTAGGTCAGCAGCGAAACTCTACGGTCGGGCTTTTGCTGTTTTTTATCTTCCCTCTCCACCAGATGATTTTGAACCCCTCAGGGACTTCCGTATGAACCAAGACAGTATTATATCGTCAAAAAGCTTATTGTTCATACGTCAAATCCAATGGAAGGCAGAATGGTTAGCTGAATTTTTAGTATCAGAGGGATCACAAAAATTAGATTTTGTTGGTAGATACGATATAAACTCACCTATTGAAGACGTGGCATCCAATATCATTGAAACATTAGATATCTCATTATCAGACCATAGAGCCACCAGAAGTCCTTCGAAAGCACTTTCTTTATGGATTAATAAATCTGAAAACTGCGGTATTAACATTGTTAGAGATAGCTCCATTAATAGTGATGAATTTAGAGGGTTTGTTATTATCAATGATTATGCACCGTTCATTTTTCTCAATTCAAATGACAGCTATTCAAGTAGAGTATTTACTCTTGTTCATGAACTTGTTCATGTATGGATCAACCAACAAGGAATAATAGATCCAATTGTTTGGAATGGAACCTCTGCTGCAAATGCAATAGAAACATTCTGTAATCGTATTGCGCAATCAATACTTATAAAAGAAACCGAGTTGATTGAGCTGTGGGATTCGGAAAACGATACCGCATCAATTATTAAAATATGCCAAGATATATCTTCCTCAATGGTGATAAGCCCTGAGATGGTTGCCAGATGCTTATTAGATAATAAAAGAATATCCCATAATGATTATCAATTAGTCAGAGAAGCCGGTATTGATTTATGGAAAAAGCATAAGGAGAAACAAAGAGAAAGTGATGGAATGGTAAGCCCATCCTTAATGGCAGTATTAAAGAATGGCTATTTGTTCTCCCAGATTGTCTTGAATGCCTACCAAACTGGATTGATATCTGGAAGAGATGCTTCCTCGTTATTAAATTTCAAAGTCAATAATTTCGGTAAGCTGTCGGATAACATCCCCTTAAGGAGTCATTATGCACGGCAATAAACCGAAAGTATATTGCTTGGATTCGAACGCATTAATCGAACCTTGGAACAAGTATTACTCACCAAAAATTTCCAATTATTTCGATATTCTCGAAAGACTCATTATAGAAAACCGAATATTCTGCACTGAAGAGGTAGCACTGGAAATAAAGAAAGGCGATGATCTTTTATACAAGTGGTTGAAAAAGAATGAATCTAATTTCGTCAAAACCATCGATTCTGATGTACAGAAAAAGGTAAGAATAATCCTTTCACAGTTTCCTAATCTAATTGATAGCAAGAAACAAAGATCAATGGCAGACCCTTGGGTAATTGCTCATGCTTGGTCACTTAATGCTGTTGTAGTTACAAAAGAGTACCCAATCGATAATGTGAAAAAACACTGTAAAATACCAGATGTGTGTAAGTTCTATAACATCTGTTGCATGGACGATTGGCAGTTTATAGCTGAGCTTGGAATTACTTTCGTAGCTTCACTATAATCAGTTAATTTTATATTAGACTAGTACTTGTCCTGCACTTCCAATGAAAAGGCGGAAATGGCGTATGTGCACCGGAGACACCAACTGGGTTCATATCTGAGTCGTATTCGATCTGATCGTCCTTAATCCAAGGCGCGAGGGCTTTGATGTATTCCCGGGCATCATCCAGGCTGTTGGACTTGGTATCCAGAGCCATTAGGTTATCCATCACTTCCAGAGCATCGTTTAAGGGATAGACCTTATCTTGGGTAGCCAGAGCCCGGCAGATGTCACTGGTACGATCATCCAGGACCACCACGAGCTTGTAGTATCGGGCTTTGGCTTTCTTGTAGCCCTGCAACCTTCCAAACTCTCTGATTCTGAGAGCGGTATGTTCGGCCAGTCCCTGCCAGTAGTGGGATGAGCGGTTGGCGAGGTCATTGAACTGGTCTTTGAGGGTATCTGCAAGCATCTCTTTGGTGTATCCCTGTTCAATGGCTTTAGAGAGAGTGTCTGCAAAGTTCTGCCGGACATCAGCTTCAAAGTGATTCCCGATCCAGAACATCTGCTGCTTTTGGATAGTAGAGGAGAGATGCTGATCTTCGATACCCCAGAGCCCGATACTGGTCTTGGTAGGGGCTTGCACTTGGGTGTCTCTCAGTCCGAGCCGCACACAGCGGTCTATAATCGCTTTGGTAGGTTCATTGACCAGGGCTGCGAAGTCATCTCCCAACTGGGTATTGATGATGCCCATAAGCTTATCTATTGAGCTCTGGTTGAGTTTCTCAGCTCGGGGCATGTCACTCAGCATTTGAATGGCGAGTCTGGCTGCATCCTTGATCTCGGTCTTCCAGGCATTATTGAGGACCCGGTAGTACTCAAGCATGAGCTTATCATAGTAATTCATCAGAAAGAGAACCTCCGAACCTTAACTCTGTTCCTTCCAATATCGTACTCAGAGAAGCGTTCCAGACAGCCAGCCAGAGCGTCACAGCCATCGATATAGCCATCAGGATAGGTGAGGAATTGGCTGATGAGAGTAGGAGTATCCTGCCCCTCCGGAAACAGCACTTTGGCTGTCTCGATGATGGTCTCGGTTCGTTCTATACGCAGGTTCTTGTTATCTTTATTATCGATCCGCTTTATTCTGTGCGATATTGGTGGCAGATGATTGTCAGTAGCCCACCTGTCGAAGTCAGCGAGAATACGTGCCTGTCCGTAAGTGGTCTCACAGGCTGCTCTGGCTTTCACTCGGTAAGTGCGATCAAGCTCCTGATAGGCATCATAGTAGTATCTGAAGAACTTGGTATTCTCAGTCTGACGTATCCAGACGTGGATCACATAGAAGCGATTACCATCGTAGCCTATGGAAATGATGGCTTTGTAACAGCCCTTCTCTCCCCAGGCAGGATCGGCATAAAGCCAAACCCGCTTCATCTGGGATGGCTCAGGTAGAGATCTATACTTGGTAAACCAGTGGTTCTTGAAGATGTTACCTTCGATTACCGGCTGTCCCAGCATTTCTCTTTGATAACCAGTCATCCCAAACTTAGCTCGTAAGTTTGGCAAAGTGGCAGTAGGGTATTGATCCTCCCAGGTGGACTTGCCCTGCTGATCTTCGAGAGAGAAGCGCAAAATCGTTTTTTGATGCGTTTTCAGGACTGACTGGTATCCTAAGTCCAAATCGGGATTATCAGCCCGCATTTCGCTTAATATGAGTTCCTGAAACTGGCAGATGGCATAGTTGGGATGCACCAGGTTACCGAGCCAGATTATCTTGCCGTTTCCCTCAGGTGAGAGTGCTCCGGCAAGCTCCTGGGTGATCTTCTCCATCCGTCTCCTACCGATGGACTGGTTACCCATGTTCTCTTCTTTATCGATATCATCACAGACGATCAGTCCGGGACGTTTGGCAGTCTTAGGATTGATGGTTCCACGATGGCTCTGCTTGATACTTCTGGCTCTGATCCTTGCCTTGTTCTTGAGATAGAAGTCCAGATCAAAGCTATCCATTGGCTGTAGCTCCGGATAGTCCATTGTGAGCCGCTTATTGTTATGCAGTTCATGAAGGGTAAACGCAGTGCGTTCCTGCGCCAGATCTATGTCTGCGGCGGTATGGATCACATAGCGCTCACCTTTGATGATCATCCAGATCGGATAGACCACTCCCATAAGAACCGTTTTGCCCAGCCCACGAAAACCGGTGATAGCGATGATGCCTGAGTCATTATCAGTCTCATCGAACATAGTCTCGTGCGCTGGGCAAAAAGGTAGGGGGAAGATATGCGGGAAATAGGTATGGCAGAAGAACGAGAAAGCATCCCAACCCTCAGCAGTTGTCTTCCTGATCCTCTCTGCCTTGGCTTCAGGATTATCGTCTATAAAAGGCAAGACGGAGATCGTCTTGGATGCGATCTCCGCCAGTGCTTTGTTATGCCGCTGAATGAACTTCTTAGGCATAACCGGGTAACCCCCAGAAGCCCAGGGGGACGGGCGTCGGGGACCCGGAGGTCGGAGGAACGACCTTGTCGGGCTGTTGGCTTGGAGGATGTAGGTAGGTAGGAAGGTTCAGCGGAGTCGGAGGCAACGGCTCCGCTGTTTGGAGGGTTTGGAGGGTAGGTAGGTTGTGTATGGAAGCAACCATGTCCGTGGCTGTAAATTTATCCATTTCTAACTCTTAAGTATTCTGCAAGATCAAGGACTATGCCCTGGAACTGCTTAAGCAGGGTCTCGTATCCTTTCTCAATCATGAAGTCGGTAACCTGATCCAGGAAGCGTACGATATAGTCGTTCAACTCCTTGGATGGCTGCCGATCCTTCTGATCCTGCTTCATCATGCTCACCAGGCTTTGGATGGCTGTGTCGGCAGGATTCTTGGCATACTCCCGGAGCGCTTGAATGAGTGCCTTCTTGCGGGCGATGGCGATCTCGTGGTCGAGTTGGTTCTCTTCTTTAAAGAGCTCGTCCCACTTACCGCTCTTGATCCACTTGCGGACGGTGATATCGGAGACTCCGAAGATCACCGCCAGCTCAGTGGGTTCGGTCTTACCGTTCAGATAGGCTTCTTTGCAGTTGTCCCGCTTGATGCGGAACTCACGGCTATTACTCATACTCAGGGCGTACCTTGTGCTTTGTCAGGTAGTCGTTCAAGTCTTTTCCGGCACAGCGCAGCTGTCCGTTATCTTTGGTTCTAAAGGCAGGCAGAGGATCGAGGATATCCCTGATCCAGCGATATACGCTGGAACGGTCAACCCGGAGGATATCGGCTATCTCATCGGGACGGTAGTTGCGTTCATCGTTGAAGATACTCATTGTCTCTAAAACCTCTGCAGTTTTGGTATTCATAGGTGCCATTATTCATTCTCCTGTACTTTTATCAAATTGAGATGCATTACCTTGCCACTGTTTCTTACAGAGAAGGGAAGTTAAGGATAATCTGGCAGAACTTGCCTGATTCGTCACGTTCATAGAAGTTGATGTACTGCTTGGTAGCAACTACCTGGATGGCCTGGTCGATCAGCTCCATAGCTTCCTTCCAGGTTTGATCCTTGATGTTGTAGCGGCGCAGGCGCAGGATACGGTATTTGGCGATTTCACCTTTCTTATCGACCTGAAATGCCTCGCTGATGATGGCTCGGAGGTTGACATTGGAGTCGGCTGACCAGGCTTTGATGCACTCATCGATCTTCTGCTTGGCAAGTTGGAGTTCGATGCCGAACTGGATGCGTTCCTTGAATCTGATCTCAACTCTATATTTGCCGTCAAAGCTGTTGA